GGCCTGCGGATCGGCCGGCTTGCCGAGCACTTCCTCTGAGAAATCCTTGCCCTCGCGGGCCTCGCGCAATTCGGCCACCTCGGCCTCCAGCTTCTCGACGCGTTCGACCAGCTCGCCGAACTTCGCCGCATCTGCCTGACTACTCATTTTCCATCCTTGCATCTGTCGTAGAACTACGTCACAACCGCCGCCTTGGGTTCGGCATTAGGCCGCGCCGCTTTCGGAAAGACCGAGATCGTGTACGCGCTAGCACTTTTGGTACTCGTTTTTGTGAATAATCCCTGCCCCCTGGCAAAGATCCCCACAGAGCAGGTCATGCTGTCGGCCAATAACGAGAAAGCGAATGCTCCAGAACCCTGAGAGCGAATTGTTCAGTGAACTTGGTGCCGTCTTGTTCGGCCCGCAATGGCAATCGCCGCTGGCGCGCGCCCTCGGCATCAACCTGCGCACCGTGCAGCGCTGGGCCGCCGGCGAAAGCCAACCGCCCGCAACCGTGATGGACGACGTTATCGAGATGTTCTTTATCCACTGCCAGCGCGTCGCCGCGCTGGCGCGGCGCTTGGGTGACAACCAAGTCGCGCGCGTCGACGAACTCCTAAAGCAGGCCCGCGAATGACCCGCGGCGCTCTCGCGGAGCCCCCATACAGGCCTTTTTGGCTCGCCTGCAGGGAATGCGGCCATACCTGGGACAATTGGAATAGCCGGATCCCAGCAGAAGGACGGGTCCGGATCTACATCAACTACCGGTGCCCAGCCTGCGGCGCAAAAGACCGCTGCGAAGTCCTGTGCCCGCTACCCCAACTTCTCTAGTACAACCCCGGAATGCGGCGCGCGAACATCTGATTGATCGGCGCCGTGCGCAGCATCGCCCAGGGATCGCGCGGCTGCGGCACGGGTTTAGGCACCTTATCAGGGTAGTAATAATGGGTCGGGGGCGCGTCGTTCCGCAGAAATCCCTCAGGCGCCGTGTAGTCCTCCCAACTAGGCACCGTCGGATGTATCCACGGTGTTTCCGACCCGAGCGTCGCCGATCCCGACTCTCTTGGACCCAATGGCGGACCCGGCCAAACGCCAGCCTCGCGGCTCATTATCTTGGCCCAAGGTGTTGATCGATCTACCAGAATATCCGGCGGCACCCCACCGTGTAGCTGGGCCAGATTGCCAAAAAACGCTTCGGGGCTTAATTGGACGTCGCTCGGGCCTGAGCGTGTCCGGATGTCATATCCCAGCAATTGCGCGAGCTGCGTCAGCGCGTCAGCCATTGACCATTGCACCCAGCGCGAGGAACGAAAGAACAATTTCCACGAAGCCCATCGCCGGGTACTTGATCGGCTTCGGCCGCCCGCGCGGCGTCTCATACGCCACCGCCATCAAGCCAAATGCGTCGGACCCGTGGCTCGCCCAGTCGTGCTCGGGCCCGAGCCCGACATCCCGCACGTCGTCCGATTTGCGCTCGTGGTACCAGCCCAGCGCGTCGCGCCCGGCCTCGGTCGTCGCCTCGTTGAACCAGATCGCCGGAAATAGCCGGCGCGCCGCCTCGATCCGCGCCTTGGCGGCGCCGCGGCCCTGGTTCGGGATGACCTCGACGGTAAATCCCGCCGAGCGCAAAGCCGACTCAAAGCTGACGTCGTAAACCCGGTCGTAGGTGGCGCCATCGTGCGGGAGATAGATGTCCGCCTTGCCCCAGCCGTGCTCGCGCAGCCACTCGACATGCACCCCCAACGGCTGGCCGACCGCTTCGTAATAGTCCAAGACCCGGATTTCGCGCCCGACAAACTGGCAAACCCAGGCGGCAAACGCATCCGACCGCGCCCCGGTGCCGCCGATGTCGCAATAGACCCGCACCGCCAAGAGCGGATCGGCCGCAACCTTGCCGATGCGGCCCTCGCGCTGCGCCTCGGCGAGCGCCGTCGCGTAATACGCGCCGGCATGCGCGGTCGCAAACGCGCCTTCCCAGATGTGCTCGTACTGCTCGGGCCGTTTTTGCTGATCCTCGCGCCGGATCTGCTCCAAAACGGCCGGAAACCACGGATTGTCGCGCCAGTTGAGCTCGATGATCTTGGAATTCTCGGGCGGACTCTCGCGGAACCGCCGGTTGGTCGCGCTGGCCCGCCGCTCGGGGTTCCACGTCACCCAAATCTCGGCGCCATCCTCGCGCACCGTGGGGATTGCCTTCATCCAGGCGATTTCCGACACCTGCTCGGCCTCGTCGACCCACAGCAGCCGGATGCGCGCCGTCGATTTCACCGATTCGATGTTTCGCCGCAACCCGACAAAGACAAAATCGATCTTGCCGTCGCGGGTCCGGATGTACTTCTCCCCGAGCTCGTAATTGGCCCGCAGCCAAGGCTCGACCTCGATCGCCGCCTTGACCTCGGCCATCGAGCTGTCGTCGAGCGAATTTTGAAATTCGCGGCCGCAGACAATCACGCCGTTTTGGCCCTGCTGCGCGCACCTGAGCCCGTGCACCGCCGCCATCGTCGCAAAATTGCGCGTCTTGCCGCTGCCGCGGCCGCCATACGCGCCGCGATACAGCGCATCGCCGGAAAACACCGGCACCAGCTTTTGCGGCAGCTCAATCAGCCCCGCCTTGGTGCGCGGTTTCACGCTGCCTCCTTTCATGCCAGCAAGGGTACACTGCCTGCATCGAACCAGTCGGCAGCGGGAGGCCGCCTTATGAGCGAGAGGCTCGACTATTCCGAGGAACTGCGCGAGGCGGCGCGATCCCTGCTCATAAATGCCCGCAAACACCCGGCAGAATGGCGGCGTATTTTCTCGCGCCTAACCGCCGATGACATGCGAACGCTGGGCGAAATAGCCGGCGAAGTTGACGACCCCGAGCGTCACTGAAACTGGCAGGCCGTCGTCGTCGACGCCGCGCTGCCGATGATCGATATGTCATTCGGCGGCGGCGACAAATTCCACGCCCAGCACGCCCCCGGCGCCAGCGTCCGCGTCCCGATCGAGCCGATCGCCGCCTGGCTGCCGCTCGGATTGATGCCCAAGGTGTTGCTGGCGTGCGCGTTGCAGATTTCGAGGTACTTCTGCGGCGCCCGCGACCCGAAACCCACCGCCGCCGCCCCCGTGCCGACCGTCTGACTGCACGGATAGAGCGTCTGCGCCGACGCAGGACCAGCCGCCGCCAACCCCAACCCCGCGACAAAGAGCCAGCAACGGTGCCGCGGGCCTTTGCGGGCCTTTTTCTTCATGTCGGCGTCGACAAAATCCTTCGCCACCGACGTCGGAATGCCGACCTTCTTGGCAAATTTCGGATCGTGCGCCGCGGCCCGCATGGTGCGCGCCTGTTTCTTACTGACTGACGGCATTTCAGCCTCCCGATCGTGATGAAAGCCGCACTTGAAACACGCCGGCGGGATTACGCCCCGCTGCACCTGGCCGAGCCAGTCGCAGAACGCCAAGTCGTAATTGGCGTAGACATCTTGGTTCTTCAGCCAGAATTCCTCGGGATCGTAGTAGCAGTCCCGCCGCCGGAAACCCTTGCACGGCCGAGGCATCAAAGCCTCCCAAACAGCACCAAAATCAGCACGATCACCAATACCACGACCAACAGCCCGCTCGGGCCGTAACCCCAGCCCGCCGCATACGGCCAGGTCGGCAGCGTCCCGACCAACAAAAACAGCAGCACCACCAGCAAAACCAACCCGACGAGGCTCATCGCAGCCCTCCGAGGTAGTGCCGCAGATAATCGAGAGCCGACATTGACGGCGGCGCCGCTGGGTGATCCGCCAGCAACCGCATGCCCGGCGCCTGGTATTGCTGCGCCTGCGCTTCGTGCAGGCGTTGCGCGTAATCCTCGCTCTGGGCTTGGGTGCCAAACCGCCCCAAATGCTGCCCTGTCCGAAAATATTGGGCGATTGCCTCATCCGGCGACAAAACCCGCGAGCCGTCCGAGGCCAATCCAGGGACCACGGTTTCCCGCCCGTTATCGCCGAACCCCATACTATAGACAGTGCTGAGACCGCCCTGATTGGGAACCGCCGGGCGCATGTTCAAATCAATGTTGGGCGGCGCGGTCATGCCCGCCGCGCTCGCCACCGCCCGGTCGCTCGGCGTGCCCTGCGGCACATAAGCCGGCCGCCCCCTGGTCAGCAGCGCCAGCAACTGGTCGAGCGCGCCAGCCATTTATGCCGCCGCCTCCAACTCGCCGATCGCCCACTGCAGGGCCGCCAGCTCGCGCCGGTCCCAGTCGACCTCCCAGCCGAGCGTTTCCTTCGCGACAATCCGCAAATCGAGGTATTCGGCGCGCTCGCGCAATACCGCCAGATGGTCATCCATCTAACCGCGCAACCCGGGCAGAAACAGGTAGAGCCCCAACAACAACACCGCGACAAAAGCGAAAAAGACGTTGGATGATGCGAATGGCGTTACTGCCGGAAACGGCAAAATCGTGATCAGCCAGAGAAACATCGTCACCACAAACAGGATCTCGATGATCATCAGGGCGCCCCCCCGAGCAGCTGCCGCACCGCCTCGCAGGTTTCGACAACCCCGAAATAACGCCGGGTCGTCAGGAACACGACGCAGTTTGAGCCTGATACAAGAAGCTGTTTGTCATCGCGGCGCGGTGCCGCAAAGAAGGTGATCTCGGCCGGGTTAACGTGGATCACCCTGCCGTCAGGCTGGTGCAGTGTGATCAGCTGCAAGGCGAGTGCTTCGATCACGGCGGCGCCGCCGCCGCCGCCGCCTTCAAGGCGTCGACTTCCGCCTTCAGCTCCTTGATCGCGTTGATGCAGGCGTAAATCAGCATACCCGGGTCGACGGTCTTCACGGTCTCGCCCTCGCCGTCGGCGCCGCCTTCAACCTCGCCGACGATCTCGGGAAAAAACGGCTCAACCTCCTGCGCCACCAGCCCAAAATGCTCGTCCTCGGGCTGGAACGTGTAGTGGAACGTGCGCGGCTGAAGCTGCAGCAGCGAGGCCAGGCCCTGCGTGTAGTCGGCAATGTCGGTCTTCAGCGCGGCGTCGCTGATCGCCGCCCACGTCCCGGTGGTGTTCGAGCAATTGCCGCTGCCGTCAATGCGCAGCCGGGTCAACGAATTTACGTCGTCAAACACGCTGTAATAGCCGACCGTGTCGACCCCCGCCTTGAACGCCGTCGACCCGCCGCTCACGGCATAGCGGATGCGGGCGTTGGTGCCGGCGGGGGCAGTGACATAGAGCGGATCAGCAACCGCGACGAGGCTCATCCGAGCGGAAGGATCAATCGTAACCGCCTGCAGGCTCGTCGAAAAGTCCCCGGCCGCAGCAGTGTTCATACGGATCAGGTAGTTGCCGGTGCCGTCGACGGTGTGGTTCCACAACCGGCCCGCGCCAACCGCCACAGTCGGGTTGGACAGCCGCAGCTCCGGCAGGGTGCTGTTCTGAATCGTCAGCGCGCCGGTCAAAGTGCCGCCCGCCGAGGGCAGCGCATTACCCCAACTCAAATTGGCCCCGGCGCCGTTGGCCTGGAGGAACTGTCCCGACGCACCCGGACCCAGCGCCTGCCAAACCGCGCTCGTGGTGCGCTGTATGATCTGCCCGCTCGCGCCGCCGCCCACCATTGTGTCGAGCAATGTCGTCAACGTGCGAAACGTCGGAAACGCCGCCGCCCCGTTGCTGGCGAAAATCGTGCCGCTGGTGCCGGGAAGCTGTAGAGCCACACCAGTGTTGTTGCCTACCATCGCGGCGTACTGCGTCAGGCTTGAGAGGCCCGTTCCGCCGTTCGCCACGCTTACCGGCGACGTCAGGCTGATGCTGCCCGTCCCCGTGATCGTCGCCGGGCTCGCCGTCAGCCCAGTCCCCGCCGTGAGACTAACCGAACCCGCCGCGGCACCGTTCGCCGCGCTCGTCAGTCTGCCTTGCTGATCAACCGTGATGTTCGCGTTGGTGTAGGCGCCTGGGGTCACAACCGTGTTCGCCAGCGCAATCGTGCCGGTCGTGCTGATCGGACCGCCAGTGAGGCCGGTGCCGGTCGCAATGTTCGTCACACTGCCCGCACCCGCCGGCCCCGCCGGCCCGGTCGCGCCTGTCGGTCCTTGCGGACCAGCCGGCCCGGTAGCGCCCGTGTCCCCCTTGGCGCCAGGTGCACCGTCTGCGCCAGCAGAACCCTGCGGGCCAGCCGGACCGGTCGCCCCCGTGTCGCCTTTCGGCCCAGCAGGCCCCGCCGGACCCACCGACCCCTCGCCACTGTCGCCCGGCGGTCCGGCTGGCCCCGGCGGCCCAGGAAACCCCACGTTGTCAATGACATCCACTACCCACGCCGGCTGCACGATGACATCCACCGCCGCCGGCTGCGTCAGCACTACGTCCGTCACGCCGCACTCCGCGTCACGTCAGCAACCACACACGCCCGACCCGCCAAAACCGTCGACACATTCCCGTCCGCGTAGGTGATCTCCAAATCCCAATACCCACGAACCGGCGCCAAACCCGCGCTCGTGCCGGCCGGGAGGACTACGTCCACCCGGTTCGGCGGCGCTATCGTGCACGCCAGATCCACCAGCACCGCACCGCCCATCCCCGCCCTCACCTGCGCACGCGCCACCGCCCCCGCCAAATCCACCGCGTCCGTCTT